CAGCAGTTGTTGGGTCGTTAACGACACCAACCAATACAAGAAACGCAAACAAAACATTGATAAACACTAGAATTTTATCAACCGTGTCGCCAAACTCTAGTGAAAAATTGAAGATATTCGCAAATGCTTGCGCAAGTAGTGCTAAAGCTGGTACTAAAGCAAGCCAAAAGTTTTTATTTTTAAGTCGTACTGACCAATTAATTTTGTTCATTGTTTTTCCTCTTTGATTTCTAGTTCGAGAAATTTCTCAAACAATACTTTGACCGCACCGTTTCCGCCTAACTCAACGTAACTTTCATAAAGTTTAGAAAGTTCTTCGATTTCGTGCTGATCAGTGAAGCCACGTTTAATTGCTTTTTTTAAATTCTCTTGCAATCGAAAACGTTGTAATCTTTGCAATCCTTTGCCGATCAGTGTCAAGTTCTCGTTATTTTCTTTTCCGATTTTTGCAACCTCTGAAGTTGATTTCTCAAGGTCTTCGATTTTATCAGAAAGAGTTCCGATTTTCTTTTCAGTCTCTCTAGTGTTTTGTGTGCTTTTTAATGAGAAATAACTTGGGATAATCACGACAAGGATTGGAGTTAATTTGTCAATAAATGTTAGAAAGTCCAATCTAACCACCCTCTTTCTAAAACGGTTGGTTATTGAACAGGTTGGGTTTCTAGTTCAGATTTAGGTGCTTGCCATTTCCAAACTGCAAGGATTCCATTTTGTGATGGTGAACCTTCAAGCTGTTTGAGTGATTCACCTTGATAAATGAATTGCTGGTTAGTTTGAATCAAGATGCGCTTGCCTTCCCCGTTCAATTCAACATGTTCAGGGTCTTCAATCGCAAACATAGAACCAGGGACGTAGCTTTCACCGTTTTTAACAAGAGGGAATAACTCAACGAGTTCCTTGTATGTAGTACCATAAGCGATTTTTTCACCCATGATAGAATCTTGAGCCATAACACGAACTACCTTATTAATTTTCTCAGTGATTTCAAGTAGTTGGTTCTGCTTGGTTTCGGTCTGAGTGAGCTTTTGTTCAGCTTGCTCGATTTTAGATTGGGCTTGAACGATTGCAGAACCTGGATCTAGCTCAGCTTTAAGGATGTCAAGAACCGCTTGGATAAGTGCTTCTTCATTATCTTGAGTGCGGTCTCCGACCAACTCACGCTGATTTGTACTATATCGGTTGCCATCTTGCAAGCGAATTTCTACAACGGTTTTGGTTTGGTCACCAAAACCACGAATGTAAGGTTTAGTTGCGAGTGTGTAGTTATTTACTGACATTAATTATTTCCTTTCGCTTCTTCGAATTTTGCTTTTAGTTCTTCATTTGACTCAATGATTTTATTGATTTGTTCGAGTTCCATAGCTGTTGTAGTGTATAGAGCCTCGAATGTTGCTGATTTAGTAGCTTCTTGACTTAATTTCTCTGAAAGAGAATTTACTACTAGACGGCTGATTTGTTGTTCTTGTTCGTTCATGTTGTTTCTAACCTTTCGATTTTTTGATTTAATTCTTGAATAGCCTTGATTAAGTAAGGTACAAGCTCGAATGTACGGTAAGAATATGCCCCATCTGGATTTTCATAAAATGCTTCTGGTGCATATTTCTGAACATCTTGAGCCATGATACCGCAAGAAATATCTTCGATTTTACCATCGTATTCCTTACGATATGAGTAAGTTTTCAACTGCTCGATAACTTCCAGAGCTGATACCTTACTATCTTCGATATTCGATTTATAACGACGGTCTGAGATTTCCTTGTTAAGAGGTATCCAATCTGTTTGTTCTTCATTAAAACCATAAAAATATAGATAACCTTTAGATTTGTCAAGCTTTTTGAATGCAGGAGAATACATCCAATATCCACCTGTTTTGTCCTCATCATTGACATAGAAGATATTTCCGCCTACGCGCAAATTACCATGTATAACAGGGGTTTTCCAGAAATGAGCAGTATTATTACAATGCATCTCACCAGAGTTAGTCACAAACCATGCGTTGTCGCCAGCTTTGTTCCAATCATTCCCCCAGTTTACCCAAAGACAAGATTGATTTGCTTTCCAACCGCCATCGGACATCCCGACTCGGAAACTATTAGAACCAGTTAACCAGAAGGTCGATGGGTCTTTATCGTGCGTACCGATTTGGAATCCACCGATTTTACCTTTATACCCTTCGAGCAAGGTTGCTGAGACTACTACTGACCTTAATTTGTTGATAAAGGCAGTTTTAGCAGCTAAAGTATCCGTGAATACATCACTAGCTACAAGCTTCTTCGCTAAAGCAGTGTCAAATATCAATTTGTCTGCTGCAATCGAATTTGAACGAATGATGTCAGTGTTCAGAGTTCCTATTCTAGCATCACCGACAAATAAACGCTTGAAATAACCGTCTATCGCTGTGATTTCGTCTAGTAGCGTTCTACCCTTGAGTCTGATTTTAGCAGCTTCAATCAGGATATTATTGCTATTCAGATTGATTTGTGAAGCGATTGCTCCAGCGTTTGTTAATGTTTGGATAGCGTACGAATCAAAGAGTTGTGACACCTTTGTTTGAGTTACAAGGTCTTGTGCCGATGTATCATCTTTGAAGTCTTGTGGAGGTGTTTCACCACGTATCAAAGATACTTTGCCAATTGCTACTTGTCCGTTCTTCAACAACCAAATTTCTAGAGGGAATTCTCTTCCTTTAGTCGATGATTTACTGACTGTCATTGTTCCTGTGATGATTTGCGTGCCAGTTTTTGTAAAGGTAACGCTATCAGATGCAAGTCCACCGTCAGAGGCCCACAATTCGATACCAAGAGGGGCATCTGGTAATACATCAACCCAGACTTCCATACGATAGCTGAGTTTCTCACCCTGTCTAAAACTAGAGGTAGTAAGAGGTAATGCGAATCCGTGA